AAACGATGCGCAGACATCCCATCGCTCACACGTTTCAAATGCTCGCGGCGCATCCGCAATGTAAAAATCAACATACTTTTGAAACGTCTGACATTCCAATACTTTTCCATTAAAGCTTACCTTTACTTTTTTATTGGTAATGGCCGCAATGTCCATCATACGTTTTTCAAAGACTGCCATTGTATCCGCATCTAGCCCATCCAGTCCCAATCGTTTGTAATCCGGTGTAAATTCAAAGAACGTGTACGATTTCTTTTTATATGGAACAATTGTCGGTTTATGAATGGTTCCCAAATTGTTTTCAAACACTTGAGTGTATTTTAATTTACGTTTAGCATCAATGGTTTCAATTGTGACACGTGTCGACCATATAACGGCAAGCTTTGCGCCATATCCATTTTTACCACCCACTATCTTTTTTTCACTTTTATCATAATTTGTAGACGTTCGCAATTCTGAAAAGATCAATTGAGGAATGTACACTTTATACGTTGGATGTAGTTCTACATCAATGCCAGGACCATCATTGGTAATCCTAATGGTTCCATTTTCAATCGTACATGAAATAAACGTAACAGGTGTTTCTGTTTGTTCCATGCGTTTAGATTGATCAGCGGCGTTCACTACAATTTCATCAAATAATTTGTACAAGGCCGGAATGAATTCATGTTGTTTTTGAACCATTTTACCATCCATCAACATCCAATTCAACGTATCCGTTTTTTGAATCGGTCCAATGTACATATCCGGTGCAGAGAGCACATGCTCAATATCAGTTTGCTTCAAGTAAGTCTCGGCCAACCCTTTAGACATGATTTAAAATTATCTACATTATCACATAATCAATTTTTTTTAAAATCGCGTTTTTTAAAAAAAATATTTTACAAGATGAAATTACATTTTAAGTTTCATATGTTTACGTTTTGTAGTTTTTAATTTTCGTGTCCTTATCGTTTTTAATAAATTTAAATACGACGATGTTGTACGATCCCCTTGATGCTTAATAACACCATTGGCTTTTATCATAATGACAGTAGGAAATCCCGATATAGGTAATGACATTTTACGTTTAGGTTCAATCAAATTTTTAAAATTATCAATAAAACTAGATTCAATTTCAGCAATAGCATCGTCTGGAGTTAATACTGCCCTTTTTGTCATCCTATCCCAATCGGGTTGTGTAGTTTCACACCATGGACATCCGTTCATGACAAATCTTACTAAAATATTTCTTTTGTTGGCTACATGTTTAAGCTTACGCACATCTCCCGGTTTTTTGACAGATACAATCATATAAAATATAAATATATTTTATTTTTTATAAATATGAATGTACGATGGTTCTTTATTTTATTTGCATTTTTAAGTATTTTATATGTACTTTTAACTTATTCTAGTGATGACATAACAGAAGGGTTCCGTCCGCGATGCCCTAATGTATTGATTCAACACGGAAATGAAATTTGGTTAAAAAATACAAATTTAGCCGACATACCCGGAGTAAATCCTATTGTCTTTCATAATTTAGACGAATATACGCAATTTGTTGAATGGCAACGTTCTCAAGGAATAAAATGTCCAGTCTTACATCTTCAAAAATCATATGATGTTCAAAACGAAGTTGTTTATAAATTAAAAGATCCAAAATTACTGGTAGACGCAACACGAAATGATCCACCCTATAATACAAATTCATACCCTGGATTTGACCCGCAAAATCAAACCATTGGCCAAGAGACACCTTTAGATCAAATGTAAAAAAAATATTAAATGTTTAACATTAAAAAAAATATGAAACGATTATTAAAAGAAAAACAAATTGGGGAAGTTCGTGAAAATCAAATTATTATTTCACCTACTATTTACATTCAAATACCTTACAATTATCCTTTTAATTGTCCAACCATGTACATTTGTAATGTAGATCATGTGAGGATATTGACTCAACGATTTTCTAAATATAAATTGTTTATTGAAAAGTATAAATTTTGTATTCCATGTTTTTGTTGTAGTACATTAACATGTAATTGGTCACCATGTAATACATGTCATGATATATATGAAGAGTATGTAAATTACAATAAACAATTAAAAAAAATTGCTGCTGCAAAAACTTATTTTAAATCTTCCAAGTTTGACGATTTAGTATTGACAATCATTGCACAATTTTTATAAAATTGTTGAATTTCTAATTTAGTACATCTAATTAATTTTTGATAATGAGAATAACAAAAATGTTGTTCATGTTCACACAATTCATTAGGAAGGTATGTTTTGTAAATTTTTCCTTTACATGATGGATGAAAACATTTCATTTTGTATAAATGAAATATTTTATTTTGAATGTTTATGAAATGGGGACAACCTACTTGGATGTTTTTACATACATTTTCTTTAAAATTAACTGAACAAAAATATTCTATTTTAAAAAAAGACGTGTTTGAAATTATTAAATTGTTGTGTATGTCCTTACCTTGTCCAGATTGTGCTGCTCATGCTACTGATTATATGAAGCGCGCATCTATTCCATCTACTGCAAAGGACCTACAAAAATTTTTATTTGATTTTCATAATTCTGTAAATAGTAACACTAAAAAACAACAATATTTACCTCATGTATTAACTTTATATGAAAATGTAAATTTAGAAAAAATTTTTTATATTTGTCAACATGTTATTTTGAATCAACCTTATAATCCACGATTAGGTATAAATAAAATGCATTCACGTATTGCGTTACAAAAAATTAATGCTTGGCTAAAAAGTCAAAACTTTTTACGTTAATTGTAATAAATTACTCCAAAATGTTTGTTGTTGTTTTTTATTCACTTCTTCTTGTTGTAACAACTTAAAGGCTCGCTCGGTTGCCTTTTTACTTTCTAAATCATGTTCTTGTTGTATCAGTTGTTCGGCAGTTCTTTGATCTAATGGTGTAAGCTTTTGTGAATTTCGTGCTTGTTTTAATTCCTCTACATTTTTATAACCATGCCGATAATCGTCTTCCGATACTCCCATGATTGTATCCGTTGTATAAATTTGTTTTAAATCTGAATAGTTAGAAGAAGCATTCGCTGCTTCAATGGTAGAGGTAACAAGTGCTCGCGACATTTGTTTACGATCTTTATACGGAACGTCTAAATCTTCATTAGATTTTAACCAATCTCCATATCCATCATCGTCTTTAATAAAAAGTGTATCAAACAATTTATTAAATTCTTGATTGAATTTGGGGTTAGTCGTAAAGGTTGTAGCTAATATTTTTTTATCCGTTTCTTCCATGGTTTCTAAAATGTCAGAAAAAGATTGAGGTTCCGACATGTTTTGTTGCGCCTTTTGTTTAAATTTATATACAGTATCTAACAAATTGTATGCCTTGTGAAAAAAAAGAAAGTACGATTTATCTAAACCCGATTTATCAGGATGAACGGCGACTACACGTTTACGTGCTTCTTTCAATTGAGCTTCCGTAAACGTATCTGGTAATTTAAATAAGTGAAGTAAATCTTGCAACGAATAATTATCTATATTTAGATCCATGATATCGTTTAGTATTTTTTTTTAACCTTTTTGAACGTTTTCGTGACTTACCACCTACTAATGCTCCTGAAGCGCTTAGAGCACCATCAGGTGCGGGCCGACGACCAAGCCAACTACCTAACCATCCTCTTACACCTCCTCCTGGTGGAGGAGGAGGTGCAGGAGGAGGTGCAGGAGGGGGTACAGGAGGACCACGTCCTGGTCTAGCAACTACAGGTCCTACATATCCGGGTTGAGCAGGGGGTATGACAGCTACATCTGTTCTAAGATGTCCATCATAATAAGCGCTTCTTAGACGAGTCAACAAATCATTTTTTTCACCAGCATCAATTTCAAGATTTTGTATTTGTTGTACAAGTGGTTGTATACGATCAATTAATGCTTGTAATTCAGCTGGGTTCATCGCACCTGATGCTACCGCAGCATCACACATTTGTATTTGATCTAATATAAAATTAAGTTCTTCTCCTACACTTCTTAAAAAATCAGTTTTAGTAGCAGTTACTCTAGCTAATTCTTGATCTACCTGATCTAATGATGCGTTAATTGCTGCAATTGTCATACATTAATAGAAGATATTTTTGTTCTTATTTCTTGTAATTTTTCAAAAATTTTGTCATGTTCTTGTTGAACTTGTGCTAATCCAGAATCAGTTAATTTGTGAGTTTCCTTAATATCTTCAATGTATTTTAATATAAAATTTAATTGTGATTCATGGGTTTCATCTTGTCGTTTCATATGTTGATACACGCCATCATAATCTTTTACTATAGTAACCATTTGTTGATTATCTACACTTCTGGTTTTAAGATGTTCTAATTTTAAACGTAATTTATCTTTTTGATATTGTAATTCTCGTTGGGTATCAGACATGTCCATAGGAACTAATTGAAGACTTGGCTGATCTCGCACGTGCGATAATGCCCCTGAAGGAGTTAACGTATTATGAAGAGATGTATTTCCATCTTTATCTTTGACAAGGGCTGTACCAGGAACCTTTATTTTAGAATGCCACGGATCCATATTTATATATAAGTAATATAATATGGAAATTACATCGTATACTATTACAGGAATGTACCTTAATAGTACTTATTATCGGTTTTTAGAATTGTATAAACGTGTAAAACAACACCATTAATGGGTTTTACGTTTGCCACGTTTAGATACATTTTTTATTTTTCTTAATGTATGGTTTTAATGTGTCAACATATATTCATCGAAATGAGTGTTACCCATAGATGAATTACACGATTGACATAATGGACGAAGATTATCCTTATGATTTAGACCACCTTTACTTCTTGGATTGATGTGTCCACAATGAAAACTCATTTGGTAAATTTTTACAATTTTACATACTGGACAAATGGCTTCCCCCATTCCCATACCATAATGTGTTTCCCATACTTGCATTCGTGTTGTATGAGTAATAGTTCTGGGAGCAGGATTATTTTTACCACGATATTCTGGTTGGGTGTTTGGATCTTGTAAATAAGTAACAAAATTACATGCCATCAATGGTAAAATAAAGTTATTGGTAATACATTCTGATTCTTCTACATAATGTCTGGAAAAATCTACTTTGGATATAAATTCAGTTTGTTTAAATTCTATATCTTGTAATAAAGATTTTACATCATCAAACGTTTGTACATAATCGGATATAGCATCAATAAATGTTCGTAACGTGTATAATTTAGAAGTGTTCTTTTTTTTAAAAAATTTGTTATCTTTATAATGATTTGCTAAATCGTCCGCAATTTTAGCTTTATCTGCTCCAAGCGACACATAAGCCATGTTTTTATGAGAATCGTAATTCATTTCTTTAAACAATTGTCTCATTTCATCATCACTTTGAATCGCATAAAAAATTACTCTAAAAGGATAATCTACGTTTATTTGTTTTAACATTTCTACACGATGTTGACCATCTACAAGATATAATGTTTTTGTTCCAACCATGCGAACAGCAATAACAATGATATTTTTAAATCTGCCATATTCTTTGTTTGCATGATAAGAATCAATCATATCATTCACTTTTTGTAAATTTAAATCTGCTTGGTATGGCGGATTGAGTAACGTCAATGATTTAATTTCAGAAGGATTTAACGTATATTCTATACATGTATCTGATTTATGTACTGGCTTTTTTTTTAAAAACGAATGAATATAGTGGTACATGCTGTAGTAAGTAATATGTTTTAAAATTCTTTTATTATTGATCTAAACGTAAGGCTAAACGTAAGGTTATAGAAAACAAAATTTTTAGAATCCGAATTAATAATATTATATAAGTATATGGATGTTACAGGAGAAGAATGTGCTGGAAAATTTTGTGTATTATCTCAAGAAAAAATTACTAAAAGAGACGCCGCAATAAAATTAAGTAATGGTAGTTGTTATAAATTGGGTCATTTTAAATCATACATTAGATCTTTAATAAGTGATTCTTTTAGACATTTTGTATTTCCTGAAGATAGAAGACCAATACTTCAAGAAGATATAATAAAACTTGGTATGGAAGATGAAGTAGATTTTAGTTGGTTAGAAGGAGCATCAGCACCTGCTTCGCCTGCTGCGTTGCCTGTTGCTTCGCCTGCTTCTGGATATGATCCAAGACGCCCTTTTATGGCTGACTTACCAGTTAGTAGACCAAGCCAACGAACTACACGAAGTGGTACATTTGTTGGACTTAGGAATGATGGTAATTGGTGGGAGCCCCGTCCAGTATGGTCTATACCAGAAGGATCTGCTGGAGGAAATAATAATTTTCATCGTTTTAATTCACTTCACCGATGGGGTATACTAATTGATTCGCGTACCGGCGAATCATCATTGCCTATATGGAAAATTGAAGCTATAGATAAATATTTATTAGATGGTCAAAGCAATTTACCATTTGATTATAACATAGATTCAAATATTAAAGAAAATGCAAATCAAGAAAAATTAAGACAATTAATTGATGGAGATTCTGATAATGTAATTTTAAGACTTATTAGAAATGATGAAAGTGCATACACTACATTATCCACTAGAGGTGGTACCAAACGTAAGCGTCGTAAAACAAAAAAAACAAAACGCAATACTAAAAAACGGCAAAAAATAAAATTGAAATGATTTTTACTTATTTACATTCACACCAGCAAACACCAGCAACCATGAAGCTCTTCATTCACTCCGTTTCTGCCAACACTACCGCCACTACAATTGAAGAAAATTTTCGAGACACCTTCGGTGCTGAAGTTCTTGCTCGTCGTTCTGCCCCAATCAAAGCTCCTTCCGGCAAACAAATTTGTTCTGTCGTCATTGAAGTTACTGAATCTTCACGTGAACTTAACCGCTTCATTGAACAAATTCGAATTCATCGGTTCAACTCGTTCTACGCCAACAAAACCGAATACGTCGTCGCTATCCACAACGGCTCTTCTTCGCCTACAACAGCTCCTGTTACACGCATTACTCCTCGCATCGTCTTCTAAAATATATAACTCCTCATCTTCTAAAATATAAAAAAATATAAAAAAAATCGGGGGTGGGACATTCCCCCTTTTTTTTAAAAAAAATTGAAACGATTTTTAACTTTTTAACATTTACAAAACAACATGGAACGACAAATTGGAATTGATCATTGGACAAATGCTATATACAAAATGATTAACAATTCAATATTAAAACATTGTTTTGCTAAAGGAACACATGATTCATCTGAACCTTTTGATCCAAACTCAATCCTCACTACTCCATGGGAATACGTTGTTGAGCGTTGGCCTGAAGGTATTGTTTGCGTTACATACAATTTTGGTAAAAAAGTAAATTGGGTTGTTCATTTACGTTAAAAATGTTTTAAAATCTTTTCTATAATTTTTTTTAAGATTTTTTTTTTCAAAATAGTTTTATACAAATTTAATGTAACACAAAAACATGAAAAACGTTTCAATTAAAAGATGAAAAAATAAAATTGAAATGTTTATACATTTTTAAAAAATATAAAGACAAACGATGGAGTGTACTCCTGAAACAATTCAAGAAACATTACAAGAATATGGATGTGCTATTGTACCTAATGTTTTATCTTCAAAAGAAGCCATTGCAATGCAACGCGGTATGTGGGATACTTTAGAATGTCTTACACAAAAATGGACAACCCCTGTAAATCGTGAAAATCCATCTTCATGGAAAGAAATGTTGAAATTACATCCATCTCATTCTATGTTACTTCAACATTATCATATTGGACATGCTCCTTTTATTTGGAATGTACGTCAAAATCCTAAATGTGTAAATATATTTTCTAAATTATGGAATTGTGAACCAGAAGATTTATTATGTAGTTACGATGGAGCTTCGTTTCATATGCCACATGAAATTACAGGTCGTGGAAGTTTTCGATCAACGTGGTTTCATGTAGATCAAAGTTACACACGAAATGATTTTGAATGTATTCAAAGTTGGGTGACAGGATATGAAGTAAGACCAGGCGATGCAACGCTTTCTATTTTAACAAAAAGTCATTTGTATCATAAAGAAATTGCTGGCCGTTTTTCGTTGACCGACAAGAATGATTGGACAAAATTAACAGATGAACAAATACAAGCTTATCTAGATTTAGGATGTGAAAAAAAGCGAATTACGTGTCCTCGTGGATCCATGGTACTATGGGATAGTCGTACTGTACATTGCGGCGTAGAACCACTTCCTGATCGCACGCGGCCTAATTTTAGATGTGTTGCCTATTTATGTTACATGCCAAAAAAAATGGCCGCGCCTAAAATGATTCAAAAACATGTAAATGCGTTTCATGAAAAACGAATGACAACACATTGGCCATGTAAAGTAAAATTGTTCGGCAAAACACCGCGACTTTATCCAAATGATATTTTGTACGACACAACACCTTTACCTGATCCAACGTTGACTGAATTAGGTAAATCTTTAATTGGACTTTAAAATTCATTTCTCACTTACCTACTCATTTCTCATTTAACCATTTTACATGTATTTTTTTGATTACAGGGGTGTATATTTTTTAAAAGGGTCATTTTTCAAGATTATAGGGTTAATAATTTTTTTTCAACTTGTTCTTGTCTCCAATGCTTTTTACCATTATATAATAAATAAGCATATTGATGTTTAAAACAAAAAAAACGATTATAATCTATACCATATAACCGATACGATATAGTTGAATATTTATAAGTTACATCCGTATGTGGTTTGATTTGTGAATGATTTATAATTTCATGAAATAAATTGGTATGAATTGCATTAATTGCTTTTGAATATACTGATGGTCCTGTCATTTTATGAATATCATTTGGAAAACTATTTTTTTTTATATTATCAATAATAAATACAATGGTTTGTTTTAAAATAGGATGCTGTTTTGAAAATATTAATGCCCATTGAACATACATGGCAGGATTATTTTCTGCTGTTATTATGGCTTCATCTTCCTCTTTAATTAAATCTTTTAATGGTTGTTCAATACTTGAATCCATATCTAAATAAACACCACCATATTTATATAAAATTAAATATCTCCAAAAATCAACCTTGGCTACAATAATGTTTAATTTATTATAACAATCAGCAATTTCACCCGGATAATGTTCATTTACAAAATGATCCATTTCATCATCATCATACAAATGATATGTATATTCTGGATTTAAATTTTTGAAAAAATTTATTTTTTGTTCAAGTAATGGAGGTAACTTTTTTGTACACCATGATTGGAAAATATTTTTTTCAATCATATGTTAAAGGTACATTTATGTTTAAATATATTTTCTTGATTTGGCCCAAATAATAGAATCATCTCTATCTATCCAATGTAATGGTTTAAAACAAAATGGATCTGTCCATGGAATAAATTGTTCTTCATCTTGTATATAATATTTACAATTTTTAAAACAATATTCTGTTGTCGTATACGCATGTAATACACCAATCATATAATAACTACCTATAGAAACTAAACAATAATTTCCAATTACAAGTTCGCCAGGTTCAAATATATAACCATTCAATATAACATGATTCCACATAATTATATAGTTTATTTAATTTTTAATACATAAAATTATTTTTTATTAACATATTTTCTTTTTGGGTGACTTGAGAGTATATTAAAATTCATTTCTCACTTACCGACTCATTTCTCATTTAATATCTATATGGGGGTATTATTTGATTACAGGGAGTGTTTTTTTTGTTAAACATACAAAATCAACATGTTAGGGTATACAACGGATTTAACAAAAATTGAAACATAAATATTTTATTTTATACCACAAATCATCAACAAGTTCTCTTCAAAAGTATTTTCAAAAACATGTCTCCTGAAATCTCGCCTGTTCAGCGCGCCAACAACAATCTCATTCTTGCTCGCACCGAACTTGAGCAAGCTCGCAATGCCGTTGAGCAACTACACGAAGAACGCGCCGCCCTTATGGATGCCAACGCAGACATTTTTGCCAGTCTTCGTGAAATTGGTGACGTCATCCACACGGCCCGCATCAACAACAACACACAAGCAGTAAACGCCGCTTTAGTCGTCGAGGCGCGCATTTGTGACGACTACGACGCGGTGTTTGGCCCCATTGACCAAGAAATTGACGAAGCAGGGCACGCTGTTCATGAAGCACGCATGCGGTTGTACAGAGCCATAGACGACGTCGAAGACGAAGAAATACAGGCGGCTCCTGCGTTGCCAGAAGAGGTATAAAAAAAGAGGGGTGGCGAAACACCCATTTTTTTTAAACCTTATAAAAATTTAAAAAAAAAATTGGGGTTTCCCCCGTTTTTTATTTGTTTTTTTAGTGTGTAGTGCACCTTTTGCATTTTTGACATACGCGCTTTTCACAACCAACGAACGAACACTTACGTTTTGTCCTGCTCCTCGTTTCACACGTAGCCAATTCACGACGTCCGCTCATACAAAATTGAGGCCGAATTGGGGCGGCAGGCGCAACTGGGATTGGGTGAAGCCCCCCACCACCCCCTACCCGGACAACTGGGGCAACAGGCGCAACAACTGGGGCAGCAGGCGCAACAACTGGGGCGGCAGGCACATCAACTGGGCCTTCTATGCCAAGCGCTTGAAATAAATGCCGAAGCGCTGCGTTTTCTTCATTAAAAACACGCAACTCGTCTTGTAAAATGCGTATCCGGGCATCTTTTTCGTTGGCTGCTTGGCACAATTGATGAATCCGGCGGGCCGAATAGGCGCGATCTTGCGACGTGTACAATTCGGTAATTTCTTTTTTCCACGATGCCTGCGATCGCTCGCCTATGGTGGTTTCGTCCCCACGACACATTGGACATTTAATAAATTTTGCATACAAAATACCTTTTTTTTTGGGGGCGGGCACACGTTCGCGAAGTTGTATTTCGCAATCGTGACATACCTCGTGAGGAACCGCCGAATTGCAACCAATCTTGTACCACGTTTCACTTGGTCCCATACAAATCGGGCACTCGTTGCCTTCAACTTCTGCGACTTCTGCCATTTTGTCAAGTTTTATCTTTTTTCCGAGTGTCTTTGAACCTTACATTTCAATTTTTTATTTATGTTTCAATTTTTAATAGATCCGTTAAGTTTACATTTTTTTCAACGGATATAAAAAAAATTGAAATGAAATTATTGAATAAGTTATTACATCTCCAACCCCGGCAACAATGGCTTACTCTTTCATGACAACGTTTCCTGCTCCTCGCGACAGCCGCGTTCCAGAACACTTTACCAAAGAGTACTTTGAGGAAGTCGTTCGCGGACTTGGCGCCGGCGATGTCGAAGCCGTACACGAGCACAAGATGGAAGACGGGCGTCTAAAGCTCTTCGTGCACATGAAAAACCCTACCGATATCGGGCGTCGTCTTGCGGCAAAGCTTGCCGATGTAGAGACCCGAAAGGAAAAGGGCGAATCAGACGTGTGGCCCACTCGGCTCGTGCACGCGCAACGCCGTGACGGAACCGACATGTACTACCAGATCTTCAAAACGCCAACTCCTGCCGAGCGCTCTGCCAAGACCAACGAACACGCGGCCGGAGCCGTAAAAGGTAAAATTGCGCCACGCGTCGTCTTCTAACTCTCCCTTCCCCCTCCCTTCCCCCTCCCCACAGGTGACGCGCAAGATCAACATCGGCACTAGGTGAACTACATCCGGAGAAGCACAAGTTGTACAACATCGGCTTTTTTTTTGAAACAACATTTTTTTAAACATTTTTGAAACATATTATTTTCAACGGATATAAAAAAAATTGAAATGAAATTATTGAATAAGTTATTACACCTCCACCCCCCGGCAACAATGGCTTACTCTTTCATGACCACGTTTCCTGCTCCTCGCGACAGCCGCGTCCTAGAACACTTTACCAAAGAGTACTTTGAGGAAGTCGTTCGCGGACTTGGCGCCGGCGATGTCGAAGCCGTACACGAGCACAAGATGGAAGACGGGCGTCTAAAGCTCTTCGTGCACATGAAAAACCCTACTGACACCGGGCGTCGTCTTGCGGCAAAGCTTACTGACGTAGAGACTCGGCAGAAGGAAGGCGAAGTAAACGTGTGGCCAACTCGACTCGTGCACGCGCAACGCCGCGACGGAACCGACATGTACTACCAGATCTTCAAAACGCCAACACTCGCCGAGCGCTCTGCCAAGACCACCGAACACGCGGCTGGAGCCGTAAAAGGTAAAATTGCGCCACGCGTCGTCTTCTAACTCTCTCCCTTCCCCCTTCCCCCTCCCCCCACAGGTGACGCGCAAGATCAACATCGGTACTAGGTGAACTACATCCGGCGAAGCGCAAGTTGTACAACATCGGCTTTTTTTTAAAAAAAATATATTTTTTAAAATATAAAACTTTATTCTTCCACCTTCTTCTTCTTTTTTGCATGAGGCAACTTTACACCTAAAATGTTTTCAAGTTTAACAATAAAATCATTTTTGGGTACAATTTTTCCATTTTCATAATCGCGTATTACACCCACATTTACTTTGGCTTTATTTGCCAATTCTTCACGTGTCATATTTTTAGTCCTTCGCGCATTTTCAATAGCGCGCTGTATTTCAATCGTCATAATGCGATCCATGTTTTTTATTTTTATTTTTTTTTTATTTTCAATTTTTTTTTTAATTTTTTTAATAATTTACAACGGCTATTATTATTATTATTAAACAAACTTAAAAACAAAAATAATATATAATAAATTATGTCAATAAATAAAACTGCTTATTTAATTACAATCGGAGAACCTGACATAGATGGAATTATGGCAGATGAATTTGAAGAAACACTTATATTTGTAGGTAGATTAATAGAAAGACTGAATAATGATGATAATTATAAAGGTAAATATATTTATGTTGTTGAATATTTATTATCAAATAACGGTGATTATATAAAACAAAATAATTTATTTTCTAATCGTTATTTAATTGAAAAATAATGTGTCGGCGTTTTAAATGTCCAAAGGTGTAATTTTTTTAATAATTTACAACGGCTATTAAATAAATTGAAATCATAACTTAGTTTTAACCATTACACCAGCAAACATCATGAACTCCATCGCATCTACCAATGTTCTCCAGGGCCTTGAGGCCATGCTCAACGACGCAATCAAAGACGCCGTTCGCCGACTTGTTGACGCAAAACTTGTTAGCGACTTTGATACTGCCATGCGCGTTCTCGGCGGGGCTTCAGTTCAGCAAGAACCCATTCCACTTGCCGCCCTGCCATGGTGCGGATTGGTAAAGCACGACAAGTGCACAGGTATAACCCGTGGTCGCCATCGTCTCTACACCCAGTGTCAAGGATCTCGCTCGCACGGCGATTATTGTAAAAAGTGCTCAGGTATTATTGATAAAAATGGTACACTCCCATGCGGCACCACTACCACACGCACGGCGTCTGATGCTATGGAATACATGAACGTCCAGCCCTTCTTCGGCGTCATGGAACAAAACGGATGGTCAGCAGACTATGTCCGATTTTCCGTTGCCCAATACGGCGGGACTATAGACGAACGAAATTTCGTCAAAGCGCCCAAAAAGTCTCGTCGCGGACGTCCCACCACAACAACACCCATGGCCGGCCCGGCAATGCCCACACTTCATCCAGTTGATGCAGAAGACGACGAAGAGCCCCCTTCGCCACCATACGTCCCCGAGCCCTTCCCCCCCCCAAACCCACCATTCGAGCCAGTCACTGAATCAGGCGCAGCAGCAGAAGAAGAAGAAGAAGAAGAAGAAGAAACAGCAGCAGAACCTGACCCAACAACCGAACAAATTGGTAAAATGACCAAAGCACAACTCGCCGAAGTCTGCGGAAAATACAACATTTCTACCATCGGCCCCGACGGAAAGCCAAAGAAGGTCGCCGAAATCAAAGCCATTCTTCTAGAACGTTTCGCATAAATCGTCGCATTGAGGTAAGTTGATACACACATTTTATATACACAAATACACTTTTTTTAAAAAATTAATTTTTAAAAATTATTTTTAAATATTAATTATATGACAGATTGTAAAAGCCGTTCGCAAAACGTATGTGTAGATAATAATTGTTTATATGCCAACGGATCCCAACGCAAATATTGTCGCCGTCGCAGTCGCGTATGTAAAGGAAGAACATTTAAATTTTGTAAAAAAAAATGTAAAGTAGCAAAAGGTACTTTAAGAAAATTTTGTAGAAAAAAATTTAATACCAAACGTATTTAAACAACACACGAACTATGAGGAACTTTATATTTAGATGACAATTTAAACACACGAATTTTTGCTAAGCGTCGTTCATAACTTCCATGTTTCACTCCTTCATTTGCCAAATTTATTGTATTATTTCCATTAGATTTAAACAACGTATACAACGACGAACTACTTTGAATTGGAATCTCTAACGTACAACAATCCATACTTTTACTTTTTAAAATAATTTTTACAATTATTTTAATTTGATCTTGTGTATTTTTTAATGTTTATTGTTTCAATTAACTCATTTTTCACTTACAAACCCATTTTTCACTTACCTACTCATTTCTCATTTAATCATATATCTATATACTATGGTTTAGTATATAGACGCATAAACTACATAGTAGGGTGAAGTTAGGGTCACAGGGTGTGTTTTTTTACTTTATGTTTTTTTTTAAATTAAAAAGTAAAAAATATATTGGTTTAAATTATATGTATACAGAATCTCCCAAAATGATTATGTATGCTTCTGGATTTGGCATATGTGTAGGGGGTGCTGCTTATTTATTAAAAACTTATTTATTTCCCGATATATGTGATAATAGTGAGTTAACTAAAGATGAACCCCCACCACCTGACATAGGAGCTTCATTAACTAATGCGGGACAAAGTTTATCACAGGGGGCATCTAGTTTATTTAATACAGCTTCAAGCGCTGCTTCACTTGCTTCGGCTGCTGCCGCAGCTGCTATTGCTAGAAACAGAAGTGCTCCTGTTGCCCAGGTTGATAGTGACGATAGTAGTGATAGTAGTGATAGTGGTGACGATGGTGATCCTTCTGGTACCACTTTTGATCCTAGTGCTCCTAATCTTGATGCTAGTGTTTCTTCTGATCCTGTTGTCAGTTCTTCTATTCCTGCTCCTGTTGCCAGTCCTCCTGATCTTAGTGCTAGTTCTGATCCTGTTGCCAGTCCTCCTGCTCCTGGTGCTAGTTCTTCTATTCCTGCTCTTGGTGATAGTCCTGCTCCTGGTGATCGTCCTGATCTTAGTGCTAGTTCTTCTATTCCTGCTCTTGGTGATAGTCCTGCTCCTGTTGCTAGTCCTGATCTTAGTGCTAGTTCTTCTATTCCTGCTCTTGGTGATAGTCCTGCTCCTGTTGCTAGTCCTGATCTTAGTGCTAGTTCTTCTATTCCTGCTCTTGGTGATCGTCCTGATCTTAGTGCTAGTTCTTCTATTCCTGCTCCGGATGTTAGTGCTCTTTCTCCTGCTGATCCCAGTGCTCTTTCTCCTGCTCCTAATCTTAGTTCTCCTGTTCCTGGTGTTTCTCCCAGTGCTCCTTATGATAGTCCTTCTGCTTCTCGTGTTAGTGAGTTGATAGGTGGAAGAAAAACAAAATCATCAAAATCAAAATTAAATCGTACTATGCGCCAATGTAAGTATTGCAAACACACACAAGAATAATTTAGTTTCACGATCTACCACTTGATGTTGTCGGAATGGATTAAATAAATAAAGCATTAAAAATGCCATGAGAATTGAAAATATTTTTTCATAATAATCTAATTTTTCTTTACTTTGTTTGGATGGATCCATTTTGTTTTTTATCCAATAAAATAACACCATGACTTTAATGAGCAACAAACAACACAACACAAACTCGTAAATTGTCATATAATACAAGTTATTTTTTTTATAAAAATATATTATGACACAATGTTCTATAGGAGCATCGTATGGATCTGAAGGAGCTTATAAAATTATAAATTTATTGGTTCAAGATCGGAGTGGTCCATTTACAATTACATTTCCACGTGGCAAACGCATTAATGATTATATCATTATTTCATTTGATAAGGATACGTTCAAATCAGGTGATGTTTATTCAGAAATACAAAAATATTATGAATTTAATAGTTCAGGACTTTGTCCATTAATTTTATCAATATTTGAAAATGATAAAAGTAAAGAAATGTCATTAACTGATTTTTTGCGTAAATATAAAAGGACACCTGTGCCTCCAACCATATATATCATTATGGAAAAATATGATTGTTCGGCTGACGTATTTAATTTTTTTGATGGGTTTGTAGGATTTAATGGTCGTAGATTTTTTAAAGAATTAAAAGATTTTTTAACGCGTTTAGTTCAATTTGGTAAATATAATGTAGATATGAAAATTGAAAATATTTGTTATGAAGACGGGAGAGGATTTATTATGATTGATTTAGATAATAAATTTATTAAACATGCTCCTCATGAATATGGTCCATTTCTTGTTACATACATGTTGTTTCAAGTCTTTATGAAATTGCGTAATTATAATAAAATACTCAAAGGTAGAAAAATAGATTTCAATGATACTGGAATTACGGAACAAGAATATCGTGATATGACACAATTTATTTTAGACAGGCATACCACGTTGCAAGAACCATATAGCGAATTGTATATGTTATGTTATTACTCTGGGTTGACCATAAAAAATGGTATACGCCAATTTGATCAGTATACACCATTCAAACCGGTCAAGAAACCGGATATAAAACCTGACGCAATTGATGTTACTGGAGGTGAAGATCCTCCTCACGTAGAACAATTACTTGTACGAATGACTAAATTAAAAGAATTATGTGAAACCATTTTAAATCTTTATATGTTACCGCCAGAAAATATTACTTATTTAACTACACGTTTAAATTTTTTAACTAGACAATTAACAACCTTACAAAGTCAAATGGATTCATTCGCACAAATTGTTAGAAATTCTAAAAATTATATACAAAATTATCGCCAACATTGGGGAAGATTTTTATCCGAAGACGAAAAACAATTACCTTTTGAACAAGTGGATGATTTAGTATATCAACGATTAATGAAAGAATATGGATTACAAATAAAATGTCAACGAGCAGCAAAATGTGCATTGGCTGTAGCAGTAGCTGCGTATACTTTAAAAAAAACATTTTTTGCAGGAAAAACACGTAAACGTAAACGCAAATTTAGGTCTAAATAATACGTTTACGAGTACGTTTGCGTTTGCGTTTTCCGCCACGTCTACTAAACAACCAACACCCGCGTGTACAATGATATTGTTGATTTAATTTATCCATCATTTTTTTACACGCAGAAATTGCCTTTTCAATTGTTCCGCCATATTTATGTATAGTGTCTTCAAACATGAGCAAAGTTTCTTCTTGATATTTTTGAACTAATTGTAGTACATAATAATCTTGAGCTATTTCTGCTAATTGTATTTGTAGATCGTGTTGTCGTTCATCTTTGGGAACACCTGTCAAAAATAGCCCAGTATCATCAGATGCTTTACGTTTATTTGTTCCAGATACATATCCAATAATGTTATCATTGCTTAGTTCATCTACATTCACTGACATGGGAAGAACAGATGCATCGGCAAAACAATTCATTCCGTACAAATCAAGGTCTTTGTTGAATCCCATTTTGGTATAGGAAAAAAAGGCAGATATATTTGTATATCCACCCGCAATTTCTAAAATACCTTTTTGAACAGCTGATCCATTTTTGATACAATATAAATAAGCTCCCATTAATATTTTACCATCAATTTGACCTTGTTTTTTACAAATTAAATGCGCAGAATAAACACCTGTTACTTGTCTACATTCTTCATATTTAGATGCTAAAAATCCAGAAATAGTTTTTATTTTTTCATCATCTGTAGTAGATGGAAGTGATGTATTGATAGCAATGATTAAATCCATGTTGGGGTCTGATTTAATCGCATCTAATGCCCGTTTAGAATATGTTTCAGTAATACCAGAACACGTTTTTAATATAATGTCATAACTTACTGATCGTGTTAATTTTGGAACTACGGGAACATCCGATGTCCACCATTGATAAAATTGGCGATGATTCATTAACACATAATTTCCCAAAGATAATTTAGAACTATAGTCTTGTATTAATTCATCGGTAAATATTTCCATATATTATATTATTTTTAAAAAAATATATAAATTAATTATATGTTACAATTTCAATTCAAACCAATTAAACCTATTCAACCTACGCCTGTAAAATTAAATACAATGTCATTCATGAGCAAAGGTGTAAAATCGTGTAGTAGTTGTCGTTAAAATTGATTCTATTTTAGTATATAAATATGTATAAAATGATTCAGTGTGACGAAGCAACGCATACGTACAGCGTGGATGGAATTCCATTTGTATCAGTAACAACATTACTTGCTTCCTGGTTTCCCAAATTTAATCCAACGGCTGCCTTGCGTGGCATGCGCGCATCTCCAAATTGGGAATCTAGTGTTTATTTTAACATGACAGATGATGAAATTTTAAAAAAGTGGGACATGGATGGACAATTGGCCGCAAAATTGGGTACGGAAATGCACTATTACATTGAACAATATTTAAAAGGAAGTATACTAGATCAAGATAGTGTTGAAATACAACAATTTAAAGAATTTATAAAAACGCCGTTACAAGTACATGAATTGGAATGGCGATTGTTTGACACGACTACAAAAATAACTGGTGCGATAGATTGTGCTTGTAGAAACAAGGATGGAACGTTAGATTTGTATGATTGGAAACGTTGTGGCAACATGCTTAAAACTCATGGATTTGCTACGTTACCAGAATTGGTTCATATTCCGTCTTCTAATTATTGGAAATACAGCATTCAACTAAATATGTACAAATATTTAGTTGAAAAGACAACATCCTTTAAAGTAAAAAATATGTTTATTGTTTGTTTTCATCCGACACAATTAACTTTTCATAAATATAGAGTATCTGACATTTACCTTGAAAATGTATTAAAACGATATGAATAAATAGTTCTATGAAATTATTTACATGGATTTGGGAATGGATCATGTCTTGTTTTAAAAAAAAGCCAGTTGTAGCACCTAAACCATTGTATGAATCTTATTATCCATTGAACACGTCCAAAGAAGTATTAGAAGAAACGGAAGAAAATATAAAACAAGAACAAGTAGAAGAAATAACGCCTGATGGAAAAGTGATTATGAAATATAATAAAGAAGAAAACTTTTTTTTGTATTGGTCGGATAGACCAATCATGTATCGTTTTTTAGAAGCCGTTGCGCGTAAATATGTAATTTTATATGATTGCAAAGACATTTATGTAAACATGTACAAAGAATTAATTAAATCATTACAAGAAAATGAAACTATGGTAAATGGTCCGTATGTACAATTTAAATCTTACAACATACATAACCGAGTTAAACCCAAATTAGTAAGAGAAAGATCCAATCATTATAAATATATGGGAAAATTAGAATTGACTAAAAATAAAATGCCGTTTAAGACTATAAATTTTTTAGAGTATAAAACTAAGAATGGCTGAAGTTGATTCTAAATCTAACCCGGATGTTGATTCCAAACAAACTGATAAAGCTGATGATTTTGAGTCTGTGTTCAGTGACTACTACAACAGGCTGGTCGCTAAGGGTCTAAATGATAAACCAGATGTTAAACCAGCTGATAAACCAGATGATAAACCAGATGATAAACCAGCTGATAAACCAGATGTTAAACCAGCTGATAAACCAGATGTTAAACCAGATGTTAAACCAGATGTTAAACCAGATGATTCCAGTCTAGATACATCTGATTCCAGTCCAGATACATCTGGTTCTAGTCCAGATACATCTGGTTCTAGTCCAGATACATCTGGTTCTAGTCCAGATACATCTGATTCCAGTCTAGATACATCTGATTCCAGTCCAGATACATCTGGTTCTAGTCCAGATAAATCAGATAAACCTAAAAAATCAAAAAATATAAGTTTGACTACTAATAATATTAGTGAAGGAATTGTACATTTTTTAATGAACCCTGAATTTGATTTTATAGATTTAGCTAATTTTTCTCCTTATGCCGCTGTGATGGAAATAGTACCAGAAGTTAAAAATATTTTTACTTCTTACAATAAAAAACTTGAAAAGGACATTATATCTGGTGATTCACCCGATTCAACTGACGATTCTAAAGATAAACCAATGATGACCGGAGGAACAAAAGGTATATATTTTACTTCGGAAGAATGTTCTTTTTTTTAAATTTTAAATATCCAATACTTTGTTCTAAATTAAATGATGATCCTAATGATTTACGTACAATTTCAAGGGCAACTTTTTCTTTTGGAGAAAGTTGCGCAAGGTAAACATCCATTTTTATATTTATAAATATAAATTTATTAAATCATTTTTTTTAAACTTTTACGACGCAATTTACGAATTTTACGAGATTTGCGACCACCAAACTTTGCAGCCGTTGAAGCAAGGCCTGAACCTTGGTACGACACGGGATTACCACCAAACTTTGCAGCCGTTGAAGCAAGGCCTGAACCTTGGTACGAGGTGGGATCACCGCCTTTGCTCGATTTCTTTTTGTACGTTTTACGCGCCTGTTTTAACATTTGTTGGGGCGAAAGGCTGGGATTTTTTTCACGAAATTTTTGAACATGTTGAAACCAAGGATTCGGCATAGTATACTACAATATTTAAAAAATTGATTTATTCCTATAGTTTTTTATTTTTAAAATATGCCTCGTTTAGCAAATCGTGAAGATGATGAAATCTACGCTGTAGTAGAAAAAGTTTTGGGCAACAATCAACTTAAAGTAAAATGTTTAGATGGCGTAACTCGTCATTGTAAAATACGCGGTAAATTTACTGGAAAAAAAAAGGAATTTGTTCACGTAGATTCATGGATTTTAGTTGGTATTCATACTTATGAAACAAATCCTAAATGTTCTTTACTAGAAATTTACAATGATAAAGAAATTCACGATCTTAAAATGACGAATGAAAATTGGTCCGTGTTTGGTGTAGAACAAGAACAAGAACCTATTCCAGACATTGATACCATTAAAAAGGAATCCGTTGTGCTAAACGATACGTTTAATTTTGACGACATTTAATGTAAAAAAAAGTTTTATATATTTTTTATTTTGTTAATTAATCACTAAACTCTTCTGGATCTTCGGCCGACCACGATGATGACGAATCTGAATCATAATAATTATCCGATTCTGGAGGAATGTAATCGTAATCGTAAGGTTCCAAATCGCGATCGGTGTAATACTTAATCCACCTTGCTTTCATCTTCAAAATGGCCTTTCCAGCAAGCACATTCAATGAAGGTTCCGGATGAACGTATTCCGTTTCCATCATGACACGACCGCTTTCAAAATATAAACGCGCCCAGCCGTGCTCCATCGTAGGCGTAGCAATGATTGGCACATCCTCTTCAAACGACAACGCCGAATAATCAAGCGTTGACTTGGGTGCTACCGAAGCACACAGCGGAGGGAAATCAACCGACTGAACGGACTGAACACGGCGCTGACGAATCTGGTACGCCATGTTTTCTTAGTATACTTTATATATTTAAATCTCTTATTTCAATTTTTTTTATAAATAAGGTATATAAATGTCTTTAGCAACACTCAAAAAAAAATCATATACCATGTATGGAAAATCACACGTAAATAACAAGGGACAATTTTCTATTCAAGGTGTTCATCGTCAATTGCCCATGTCCATGGGACGATCCGTTACCCGAACACCTTTTCGTGGTGAAGCTCCCATGGGTCATGGTGAAGGGTCGCGTTGCAGAGTTAGTGGATGGAGGGCACGAAAATGCGGATCTTCCTATCCACTCAACATTCATCGTTCCCAAGATTTAACTGTACAAACACTTGTTAAAAGAACAACCATGAACATGAACGGATATATTGAATCTGCTTATACTGGAATATTACATGGCGCCAATTCCAATGTTTATAAAACAGATAAAGATGCTTCTGCCTATACACGTATGCAAAATTTGAAATGTCCTCTTGTACAAGACAATAGTGTTTATGAAAATGGATCATGTGCTCCCTATACTAAAAACGTGGATACGGCAACTTACGATTTATACAATATGTCTCTCCAATCTGCTTGTTTACAATTAAATAAATTAAAACCAAACAATTCATGTTAATACTGATAAACTGATTTTATTAATAATGAACAACTCCAATCTAATCCATTTAATCCTAATAAATTTCCTTTATCGTCATACAATTTAAATTCAAACATGGATAAATTAACTGGACCAAAATATTCACGGATATTCAATTGTAATGGACCTGACATGTCAACCATTAATTTAACAGGGCCCATATCAGGTGTACCTTGTGTATAAGTTGTATTACCATCTAAATCCGTACCTGTATTTACTTTACACCAATCTACACGTTTAACTGGTATTTTTGCAAACATTTTATAATTGTCACATGCCGATATTTTTGCATTTATTACAAATTGATTTATAGAATTAATTGTTGTTTGTTTTGATTGACTCATAAATGTGGTTGGTATAACTGAATTATTTGTGGGTCCCGTTTTATATTGTGTCATATCGGGTGAATAGTAAGAAGGATTTTTATTTTTTATTCTTGGAAGAATATTTAATCCTGTAATATTTGTATTGATACGATTTTGTAAATAATCATGGATGGACAACATAATATATTTTGTCCCCGATATATCTACCAAACTTGAAGCGGTTACTTGATATATACCAGCTGCATTTAATGTAGATGTTACAAGAGGTAGTATAAACCCTAATAGTTTACCAACACTATTATTTAATGTTGAATTAACTAATTCCGGATATAGGAAATGTCTATCATACCATATAAGTGTAAAAATAGTATCTGAATTTGTAAAAAATGTAACACGTCCATTTACATTGTCATATGTATAACCGAAATCAACTAAAGCAGTATTTATAATAGTTGGATACGACGTACTCGTTGATGTGTTAACTAAATTTTTTATTGTTTCTAATAATGGTATAAGTGTATAATTTCCATCAGGAATAGTAATAGGTATTGATTTATATGAAGTAGATGTGGTTGAAACTGCATAATTCATTGATATAATAAATGTAGCTGTTCCTTTAGCTTGTGAAAATGTGTACCACCCCATTGGTATTTCAATCGACAATAGTGACATGGAAGTTACATTTAATAACGTATCCGACAATTCACATACAAAATTATCAGTTGAATTATTTATAATATCGCTTACTAATCTTGACGAAGAATCAATATTAATAATACGTGTAATTGTATTTTTAATATCAGGATTAATTGTTCCTCGTTTGACTTCTGTAATGAATGTTCGTCCCACATTTTCACTTGGAAGAGTCTCCAATAATTTTTTTTGAACATTTTTATAAAAATCTACAATTTCTGGCTTGGTTGAATATTTTTCCATTTCATTTTCGCATGTTTGAATAATATTATGTCTATCTAATTCGGTATCTAAATTTAACAATGTAGTTAATTCATCTATCGAATAATGATCTACATCTAAATCCATAAAATACATGAATATTCTTCTTTTAAGCACATTATTTTATATTTTTGTTACAAAAATATAAAAAAATTGATTTAATAATATAATGTGAAACTATAAAATGGATTGCAACATTTGCGCCAACAAATTTAACAAAGGAAATCGGTCAAGTATTAAATGTGGGGCATGTGATTTTGTATGTTGTAAAGAATGTACTCGTACTTATTTACAACAATCTACCAGTCTACCTCATTGTATGAATTGTAAAGTTAGACTATCTTATAATTTTATGGTTAGAAATTTGAACCGGTCATGGATGAACGATTCTTATAAAACTTCATTGACTAGTATTTTTACAGGTAAACAAATTGGTCTTATGCCAGAAACACAACCCTTTGTAGAAGTTGAAATACAACGACGAGACATTATAAGAGAAATTAATTACTATAAATTAGAATTAAAAACCATTTACAAACGTGCTAGAAAACTTGAACAAGCAGTTCGCGCTAATGGATATAAACTTAGAGGTGAAGATGTTCCCGAAGTGCTTCGCAATGAACTTGTTTCTAATTCATCTATTACCATTGATTCACAAAAAAAGTTTATCATGCCATGCCCGCTTGATCAATGTCGTGGATTTTTATCTACGCAATACAATTGCGGTACGTGTAAAAAATCAATCTGTTCTGAATGTTTAACATTAAAACTAGACGATCATGTGTGTAATGAACACGATCGGCTTAGTGCTGAAACCATTAAAAAAGAAACAAAGGCATGTCCTACATGTGGAACTCGTATTTATAAAATTGATGGTTGTGACCAAATGTATTGTACTGCCATTCACAATGGTACGCATTGTAACACGGCATTTAGTTGGAAAACACGACAAATTGAACAAAATATTCACAATCCTCACTATTATGAACTGATGCGTCAAAAGGGTGTACAATTTAGAAATGTGGGGGATGTTCAATGTGGAGGCGTGCCATCTACTCGTGGATTAACAAGAGCACTTGAACATTTTAAAGATCACGTTTATTTGGCTGACGTAAGAGGTTACCTAGTGCGTCTACATCGACGAATTTCAGAACTTGTTCAATATGTGACAACAACGTATCGAGCACGCGTTCGCGATCATAGTGACATACTTAAAAACATGCGCGTCAAATACATGTTGAAAGAAATAAATTATGATGAATTTTCAAATACCATTTATAAATTAGAATACAATCATCAAAAAACAATGGACATTCAGCAAGTATTAGAATTACTTGGCATTAGTGGAATTGAAGCATTTATTGCGATTACAGAAAGAACACCCGTGCTGCCTGACGCAGAATGGGAACGAATTATTGTTGATGATCCAACCATTCCAGCCATGTTTAAAGATCATCTTGACAAAACGTTACATAATTTACATCAAGTTCGTGCCTATTGCAATGAACAATTCAAACAAATTGGAATTACGTATAATAGTGCTGTCCACGAATACGATGAAACATTTACATTTACCAATGTTAAATATAAAATGAATGGTGAAAAAATGAAATAAATTATAAATTTAAAAAATATATTTTTTTTTAAAAATTGAAAATAAAAAATTATATATGTATTAAACATGCGTTTTGTAGATATTGTCATTGACGGCGTAACTTATACAGAATGCGATGATCTTGTACCTGGTAAAAAATATTTAGTTCAAACAGAAATATTTTTCATTGGTACTTACAATGGAAATGTATTTACAAATTGTCAAATTTATGTACAAAATTTAAATGAAAAATTTGTTTCCGTGCCCTATGTTGTACCTTATATAAGGACAGAACATAATCTTTTTATTCGACAAGAAAAGTCTGTTCTTCAACCAATTGATGAATAGTATACAAAATAATCATTCATCTTTATATTTCTTTCTTCATAAAATGACATGGTTCTTATTCCATTAATACCATCATTAAATACATCAGGAATAAATAATTGTTTAAAATACAAATAAAATGTATATTGATATGTTTCTCTAATATAATTCAAAAATAAATCCCATGATAAATTTAATTTTACAATTTTTTCTAATCCAAAAGATACTATAAATTGAGCAATGGGTTTACTTATAATAATTGAATATGTACCATATATTAAATAAGGTAGGTCTTTTACATTAATAAAAACATCTGTGTCATTTACATTTTTATATATTTTTTGTTTATTATGATGACATCCTAGATAAATAATATCTTTATTTTTTAAAAATTTTTCATGTAAAAAATAATAATAATTTATTTCTTTATGTGAATATACATCGTCTTCAAACAAGACAATATGGGTTAAATTTGTTTTTATAAACTTTTCTAACACATCAAATACACTATGTAACAACCCCAATGATTTTTTGGTAATGTGGTGTTTGTAAATATTATAATAAAGTTTTGTTCTTGGAATATGTTTTAAATATTCTGTAAAATTTTGTAAATAATCATTATATAGGTTAGATTCTAAAAGTTCACCATCTGTTGCTTCTACAAATTCATAGGTTGGATTTTGCATATATATTAATTGATTGATCATCTTTTGTTTTTTACAAACATCTTTGGATAAATTAATAATGTATGTAAATGGCCATATATAATTACATATGGGTAAACTTTTTAAAATTTTTAATATAAGTTTATGTTGTGTATTATCAACATAATACGAAGTATTGTATAACATAGAATTGTCTTTGTTGTAGACATATAAAGGTTCATTTATTTGTGTAATTTTACCATTACTAAATTCAGATGCTGAATACATTTCTGCACAATCGGTACATATAGTTAACCATTCATGATTAATTTGTAAATATGATTTTGGTATAGATTTAAATAAAATTCCGTATCCTGTTTTTAAATGTTTAAAATACCATTTTGCACAATAACGTATGTTTTTTTCTTGTATATCATTATCAGAATAAAAATAAGTATGTGGAATATATTCAATGATTTTATTGTTAAAAAAAACTCTGTAATTAGATGTACATAGTTTAGTATTAGTTTCACTATAATGTTGTTTAAGAATTTGTAACACATTGTTATGTAATAACCAGTCATCGCCATCTAATATACATAAAATTTCTAAATCATGAACCTGTTTATACATGTAATATTTATTATGCATTTGTCCATATTTTTTATTATTTAAAATGTAAGTAAATTTATGCTCTACATTATTTTTTTTAATAATGTTGTAAAATAATGTATGTGTTGTATCTGTAGAACAATCATTTGTATAAATAACTCTCCAATTTTTATAACTTTGAAAAATTACACTATTTAAATTTTTTTCAATATTTGCGCTATTATTGAAAGATGAAATAACAAAACAAAACGAAATATTATTTTTATTTGTTATTAAATGTAAATTCATTTATGTATAATAATATTTTTAAAATTCAAATTTAAATTTAAAATTGAAACAATTTTTATACATTACACAATTTAAAAATGGCGTTTTCATTTTCATTTGTTGATCCTGATGGTGCGGATGAATCATTTGTACAAGCAGTTCTTGAACAATATAATTTAGGTACACTTGATAAAATTGTAGTTACTCATTTGTATGATGAATGCGATAACGTAAAATTTGATGTATATTATTCATCCAGAAATGAAAGAGGACAATCCTTTTGTCATGATCTTCATCAAGCAACTAACAGACAAACCACATTACCTATGAAACATGGATATAATTTTGTTACCAATGAACATATTATTTGGAATATTGTAAAATAAATTTTATTTGTAAAAACATATAAAATTTATAAATTTTTTAATATAAATACATATTGTACGTATATATGAGCGTTGAAAATAACCCAAATTAATGACAAACAAAGATCCGTATCATAAAACATTGGGAATTGTATCCCTTGGACATTTTGCGTTTAGATTTTACCATGTACTAAACACAATAAATTTTAACATTTTTTAGGTGTTCACGCTTTATGTGTATATAGTATAATTTATATGATGTGCAATGGATGTTAGTGTAAGACTACCAAATAAAAAAGAATATGTATAGTATTTATTCCAAAATACAGATATAGAGTTTGTTATAAAAAGTAAAGATGATAAACACAATATATTCATACAAATAATAAAATTAATATGTTTTTAAATAATTTGGTATAAAAGCACCAAATTATTTTGTAAAAATACAACTGCCACATTAACAACTGCAACTATATGCCTTTTTCCCACCCGCGTGCTGGTCTATATTGCACGAGCACCCTATATTACAATTACAACCACTTGATGATGAATAAGTCGCTAAACTTGATGTTGGAATCGTATTATTAACACCAGATAATTTAATAAGTAATAAATTAAAATAGCTCAACGTTTTACTAGTAGTAAGAGGTGTTTTCCCTTTTGATATAAACATAGAATCTAAAATTGTTTTGAAATCATTAAAAGTTAATGATTGGGGATATATTCCTTGACTCAAAAACGAAAAAGGTTGATAAGGTTTATATTGATAATGAACGCCTCCTATTTGAATATTTCTTAATGAAGGTGAAACACCTCCTACTTGATTCATGTAAAAAACAACACCTCTACTATTTCCTTGAGCGCGTGATTTAATATCACGATTATTAACTTGTTGGATACCGGTTTCGTATGCTAACCCTTGTTTTTTACTTCCACCAGAAGTATTTACATTAGTGTTTGTATTGTACAAAGAAGAACTTCCTAAACCGGCACCCATCATTCTTGATTTTCCCATAATATAAATTTTTATTTTAATATGATTGAAACAATATTTTTAAATAATTTGGTATAAACGTACCAAATTATTTTGTAAAAACTATTTTTTAAAAAAATTTAAAATGTACTGAATGTTATAAGGTTTGGTGTTGATATATATTGAATTCCGTATTTATTAAATGTTTGAAGTGCGGTAACCATTCCAGATGGGATTGGAACAATTGGATTATAAGAGGTATCTTGATCCAATAAACTATATCCGTAAGAGTTAGTAGATACACCTTTAGTTTGAGCATAATCAGTTTGACCTAAACCTGTAAGTGTTGCAAAATATTTTGGTGTGCCGCCTAGATAATTTAATGGTGTAGATACGTTGGAAAAATAAAGTGCTGGATCTGTTAAAGTAGTTGTAAACGCATCTGACATAAATTTAAGTGATGAATTATCATCATACGCTATACAACATGAATTTCCATAAAATCCATGCCAATTATTCAAACTATTATTATTGTTAGTTATTCCTCTAAAATAAAAATCAAACGACCAACATATATTGTTATATGATATAGTTTCTTCCGTTTTAATATTTACATTATTGTATCTAGCAAAAATAGGACCATTTGTTTGACTTGGCTCATTGCCGCCCGTATAATTACTAGATCCCATATTATCAGCATAAGAATACGATATATCACTTGGTGAACTAAGTGAATCAAAGTTAACACCTGTCAACATATTAGCACCAGTATCACCACCGCCGTATGTTACACCAGGTTGATTTACTGCATCAACATTTTGAACAATTTGATTTTGAGCAAATGATTTAATATAAAGATAATTATTGAGCGCACTATCCTCATAATCAGGATCAATTGGGTTAATATAATCAATTCCATCAAGCCATGTTGTTTGACCACTTGAACTAGTTGGAACCCATAAGGCAGAAACTAACTGCATTTCTGCTAATGTTGAATCTAAACCCGACCCAGTTTGTGAAAAATACATCCAAGGTGGACTGGTTGGCTGTAATGTAATTGTGTTACTACCTTGTGTAATTGTAGTTGTTAACGTAAGAGTAGTACCAGTATTACCAGTATAATTACTGACTACTATAGATGAACTTATATTAAATGTTTCAAGTGTATTTATTTGAAATGATGCTCCTGGTCCAAACGGAGGATTTGTAGAAGTCTTGTCAAAATTAGCATCACTTTGACTATAATGACCTGTTTCAAGGTAACCGCCTTTATTTTTCCAAGCGTTTTCATAAGTTCCCTTTCTATCAATAATTCTGTTAGCAGGTACAGCTGGAGTATAAGAAAAAGGATTAGATTTATCAAATTCTTCTACATATGCGTGTATAGTAGTTTGTACATTACATAAAGACATTTCAAATAAATCAAGTTCTATACATGCGTCAGCAGTAGTAAACCCATTTGTTGTTGTTGAAACACTTTGAGCATCACGATATCCAAGTCCCCATTCAGCATCATTAACGCCGCCTAAACTTGCCAAACCAGCTGACAAATTAGTATTAACAGGACAATTACTAGAATTTAATCCATTATAACGATAACCAGTTGTATCATTTGACGCTTTCAACATAGGAACTAAATAAAAAGTAAATATAGAGCCTGCTTTAATTGTGCTAATATTTACATCAGCACTAATAGTTACATTTTTTGTACAATCAATATTGACATAATTTGTTGTTCTTGTAACTAAATTTGGATTTTGTGATGTTAAAAGTGTATTTGTATTTGATAAATATAATCGTGATCCTCCAGATTGAGAATAGCCATTCCATGTAACACCACCATAAGTAAGTGACATAGACGGATCCATAGTGTCTTCGGTATTTTCAGTAGCACCAAGAGAATTTCTTCCACCAGAACCAATTAATACTTTAAGCCGAGGTAAATACTTTATTATAAATGCCCTAAATGTACCATGTTCAAACGATCCTGTATATTTTTTTAATATAAATTTACGAACACGTTGTGTTGAAGATAATTCTGATGTCCATAAATTTAATGTTGCTTTAGAAGCACTTAAAATATCAGAGAGTGTAGCTTGATGAAATGGAATATGATGAACGCCTCCTACTTGAATATTTCTTAATGAAGGTGAAACTCCTCCTACTTGATTCATATAAAATACAATATTTCTGTTATTTCCTTGAGCGTATGATTTAATATTACGATTATTAATTTGTTGGACGCCAGTTTTATAAGCTAACCCTTGTTTTTTACTTCCACCAGAAGTATTTACATTAGTGTTTGTATTGTACAAAGAAGAACTTCCTAAACCGGCACCCATCATTCTAGATTTTCCCATGATGTAAATAAATATTTTAAATAACAAAAAATTAAATATTTAATTGAAATGTAAATAATTTTTATTTGTAAAAACACTACAAATAAAATTGACAAAACTATTTTAAAAAAAATATTCTTTAAAATTTACAAAATATTTATGTAAACTATTAACAAGAACATTTAATTATTAAAAATTTAAATTTATTCAACATTTTTAAATATTGTTTTATTTGTAAATACTACAAATAAAACTTGAAACGATTTGATGTAAATATACAAACAATTTATTTCTCAAAAACTATTTTGAAAATAAAAAACATAAATTTTATAAACTTTTTTAAAGTATAAGGTACATAGATTCAAGTAAATCTCCAACTTCCTCTTGGAATTGTTCATTTGCATCTTCAACCGACATATCATGTATTTTTTTTTTAATTTCTTTTAACTGAGGAATATTTTGTTCTTGTATTTCAAAACCATAATCTTGGTATTTACTAAAATATGGTTTATGTTTCATTACATGAATAGCAACCGACATTCCATTTTTAGTAGCATGATCAGATAAAATTACTTTTCCTTTAAATTCAACATGTTGTAATAAATTCATAATAAGGGTCATGGTAGAATCCATATTTGAAATAAAACATCGTTTTTCATTTACACGAATGTTTAATATTTCTGCTTCTTTTTTTGTATCATTGATACATACAGCAATACATGTTTTTGCAGTAGGTGAATTATAAGCATGTTCAACATAGACAGAAGAAAATGGTTTATTTCTAAATCTAACTCTTGTTCTTTTACATAGAAACAAATCATCCTCACACATAGGCTTATGTGAAAGCATGTTTTGTGTCATTAAATAATAATAAGTAAGGTTATTGGTAGGATCATCACAACATTTAATTCCGTCAATTATGGTGTCGTTAGGAACACCATCATTTCCATGTAAAACTAAAAATGTATGAGTATTTAATTTTAAAAATTCTACCCGTTCACAATAAAATCCACTTCCATAATCTACCTTTCCTTCTAATTTATATTTGTAATAAGCTAAAGAAAGAGAACCTCCTCGTTTTCTAGTTTTCATATAATACAGATAATAAATTTCAAAATGGAATTATGGTTTTATGTTTAAAAAATAATTCAAAAAAAAATTACAAAAATATATTTTAACGCCGAGTTTGTCTACGTCTACGCATTTTGCCTTTACTGGACTTGCGTTTGCGGGATTGGCGTCTGCGTCCGCCAATTTCAAAAACTTGTGGTGGAGGTACTACCCGAGCAGGATATACTTCATAACCAGGGTTTATCTGAAGTATAAAATCTCTAATCTCATTAAAAAGAACATCATCACCAAAAGAGATTCTACCTAATATTTCATTTCCTGTACGCCCTCCATTTAATATTTCTTGTATAAATCTTTTTTTTATGTCTCTGCTACCAGCATCCGTACCAATACCTCTATAAGTGGCTATGTTTCGATACATATCAGAACTGACAAGGGGAGAAGGACGACCAGGAGGAACATCAACCATATAGTATAAATATAATTTAATTATTTCCTAAACTATGTTTAATACAGAGTTTTATTTACAAAAATTTATGTAACCACTTGATTTTTTTTCATGTAAATATTTTAATTGAAACATACTTTTAAATAATTTGGTATAAACGTACCAAATTATTTTGTAAAAACTATTTTAAAAATAAAATTTATGTTTTTTATTTATGAACTTTTTTATGCATAGCTAATCCTTTTTTAGTTGGAAATGAGTGATTACATACTTCACATAAAAAAGATTGATTTTGAATTGATGCGTATTTATCATTTAAATAAAGAGTAAGTGATGGTAATTGTAATTCTTCTACTTGAGTCAACAATTTGCGCGATGATTCTTTAATAGTTGATAAAATTAATTCTTTATTTTTAACAAACAATTGTACTTCTTCATTAATTTTATCCAACACATCTTTACTAATATTAAACCCGTGTTCTTTTTCATCAGATACAATTGTAGCTAATCTTGAAGAAAGATGATCAATAATATCAATGGCCATTTTTATTTGATCTTTTGAAAAAAATACTTTATGTAAATAAACAAGAACTTTTCCATTATGAATTTCTATAAAAAAGTTTGGTTTGGAAACAATTCCTGAAAGTTGAGACATCATGATTCCACTACATTCTTTATGTGTTACATCTCGTAAAAACTTTTTAATTTCATCCAAATCTACATTTCGTTCATAGTTTTTATTTTCAATCAAAATATTTTGATATCCATCTCGATGAATCATAAAATCACCACTTGCTGTTTGAGAAGTGGTGTTTTCAATACTTGCCGTAGGAAACATATCCGTAAGAATAGTTTCTAACATATGCTCCGAATACTGACCTTTAAATTGAGAAGATGCTTTATATTTATGTAAAAATTCACTCATTTCTGTATATAAACGTTCGTTTGTTGTTTTACTAACAAGAAGATCATCTTTCACAGAAGATAATTTTGTAGATACTTGTTCTTGGTTAGATTGAATCATTTGAAAAATAGGCTGTTGTAACATAGAAAGCTTTGTATCAAACGAAGAAATAAAATCTGATACATTTGATTCTGGTTTATGTTGAATAATAAATTGTTGAAAATCACATTGTATTGTTTTTTGAAGTAATGACAACTGATCTTGTATTTTTTTTTGTGTTTCTTCTTGAGTTTTTGGAAGTAAAGTAGTAATTTTATCTACAAAAGTTTCACTATGTTTTTGTAAGAGTTGAATAATTTTTTCAGAATGATCTGAACTATTCATGGACAATAGTAGTTTTAATGTTTCTAAAAAAGATTTATTTGTTTCTGAAACCTTACCAAACATGGTTTCTTGAAAAACAGAAAGTTGACATTTGATCTCTTTTACTTCTTGTAGCAATTGTCCTTGTAAAGTATTTTGTAATACTTTGCTCATATCATTGTTGATTTTATCCATAAAATCTAAAAGAACAAGGTTCATTGATTCAAAATCTACAGAGGGGTTTTTCTTGTAATAATCATGAATTCTCTTATTGTTAATCGTCATCAAATACTTTTCTGACATTTGTACATATACTACAAAAAATGTGTTTAAATGAAAATATTAAAAAGATTAATTAATGATTAATTAATAATATTAAAATATTAAAAAGATTAATTAATGATTAATTAATAATATTAAAATATTAAAAAGATTAATTAATTATTAAATATATTATTAAAAAGATTAAATAAATTAAAAAATATATTTAAAAATAAATTAATAAAATAAA